ACAATTGAATACACCTCAGGCGAGCAAGCAACTTATGTAGCCCAACCGCCTGAGTGGGCAAAATGGGAAAGAGATCGAGGCGTTACAATCAGCCAAGCCCAAGACAAAATGGGAATATCTGATTTAATGTTTTTGGCATATCACGCACATAAAAGAGAAGCTGCTGGAAAGCCAGTTAAATCTTTTGATGTCTGGAGCGAAACTGTTGCAGATGTAATAGTCGGTGATGCTTCCCCAAAAGCCACCCAGCAGGAAGCCTAAACAGGTTATTGGTGCAGTTGGCATTAGCCACACAAATACCAATGAGTGAATGGGTTGATGCAGACGACATATACACCGCTATAGAGATATTGGAGCAGAGGAATGGCGAATGACACAATCGCATATAACAAATCCGACCTGCGCGATATTTACAAAGCGTTTAAACTTATGGATGAAACTGCAACCGATGAAGCAAAACGCCAATCTGCTGCTCTGGCGTATTTTGCATCTGAGGAAATTAAAGCGGCAGCTGCGAATAGAACAAAGTCAGGCATCGCAGCGAAAAGAATTGCAGATGGCGTTAAAGTTTCAAAGACAAGCAAAGTTGGTGAGTTCCGTTATGGTTTCGCATCACAAAGGTTTTCAGGTGGCGCTACGACTCAAACCTTATGGGGCGGTATGGAGTTTGGATCAAATAAGTTCAAACAGTTCCCTACATATTCTGGACGGCAAGGCAGAGGTAGTCGAGGATGGTTTATCTATCCAACCCTTCGCAGAATTCAGCCTGAATTGATTAACAAATGGGAAGCAGCATTTAGTAGAATTCTTAAGGAGTGGGTCTAATGGCAAAAGATAATAGAACCTTAAAACTCTCAATCCTTGCCGATGTCGATGATCTAAAAAAGAAACTAGGCGAAGCAGATAAAGCCGTTGAAACTAATGCAGATAAGATAAGTGATTTTGGTAAGAAAGCTGCGTTAGCATTTGCCGCTGCTGGCGCTGCTGCAACGGCCTTTGCCATATCTGCTGTAAAGAATGCCGCTGCCGATCAAGCCGCTCAAAGAAAACTTGAGGAAACAATTAGGGCATCTACAAATGCTACTATTCAACAGACTGCTGCTGTTGCTTCCTATATTGACAAAACTTCAATTGCTATTGGCGTAACAGATGATGAATTAAGGCCAGCATTATCAAGATTAGTTAGATCAACACAGGATGTTCAAAAAGCACAAGATTTACTCAATCTAGCTTTAGACATATCTGCTGCAACAGGTAAACCATTACAAACTGTTACAGATGGTTTAGGTAAAGCTTATGATGGCAATTTTGCTTCACTAGGTCGTCTAGGTTTAGGCTTAGATCAAAACATAATTAAATCAAAAGATTTTAATAAAGTTTATAAAGAACTTACTGGAACTTTTGGTAATTTTGCTGAGAACGAAGCACTATCAACTGAAAAGCAATTTGTAAGAATTCAAATCGCAATAGATGAAGCAAAAGAATCTATTGGTGCTGCATTACTGCCAGTCGTAGAGCGTTTAGCTAAATTTGCATTAGAAACATTAGTGCCAGCATTACAGGCTGTAGTTGCTGGTCTAGTTGGCCAAAACTCAGTTGAAGCAGGTGTTACTCAGGCCACACAAGGCGCATTCAGATTTGGTGAACAATTAAGATCAACTATTGGATTTGTCGTAAGTATTAAGGATGAATTAGTTATATTAGGTTCAGTAATTGCAGGTGTATTTGTGGCTAGCAAAGTGATTGCATTTGTTACTGCTATTAGCACATTAGTTACAGCCATGAAAACATTACGAACAGCAGCAGCTGGAGCAGGTATTGCAGTTGCGTTTGCAACTGGTGGAGGGTCAGTAGCAGCAGCTGGAGCAGCCTTAGCAGCTGTGGCAGTTACCTATGGATTATCTAAACTTGCAGCTGGTGGGGATGAAGATACCGGTAATTTTAGTGGCGGCGGATTTGGTCAATTAAGTGGTTTAATTGCTGGTGGAATACCAACTACAGAAATACCAACATCATTTATACCAAGTGGAGGAGCACCGATCGGAGGAGCGCCAACCGGAGGGATTGGTGGCGCAGCTGGTGCAACTAGCCTAAAAGATTTAGCAGATAAATTAGTTAGAGTTCAAGATCAATTTGCAGATCTAACATTCCAAGTTGCCACAGGTGGAATATCTAAATCAGCTGCTCAAAAACAATTTGATGTGCTTCAAGCACAATTTAGAGTATTGGAAAAGCAAGGTGAAACTCTTGCTAAGAATCCAACTATTATAAACAACATTTCAATTAGCACTCCTGACCCAGAGGGCTCTGCTAGAGCTACTGCAAAAGTAATAAATGAAAGCGCAGCCCGATCAACAGGTAGTATCGATTTCTATTCTGTTAGACAAAAAGCCGGATAATGTCTGACTTTACTCCTGATTGGAAATTAACTGTCGGTGGGGTCGATTACACTAACATCGCTATTTCAGATGTTCAGCATCAAGCAGGTCGATCTGATATTTACCAGCAATCACTACCATCCTATATTCAAGTTACTTTAGTTGCCTTAAATGGTCAAACTTTACCTTTTGATATTAATGACAGTTTAGATTTACAGGTCAAAGATAGTTCAGGATCTTATGTAAGCCTATTTGGTGGAGATCTTACTGATGTAACAGTTCAGGTCAGAAATACTGGAGCAGCAGCCACAGTAGTTGAATACACATTAATTGCGATGGGATCACTTGCAAAATTAGCCAAAGAAATTTGGGATGGCAACATTCCTCAGGATGAGGATGGTAACCAAATTTATGACATCCTTTCCAGCGTATTACTTGGAACTTGGAATGATGTGCCAGCAGCTACGCAATGGGCAACTTATAATGCAACAGAAACTTGGGCAAATGCAGTTAATTTAGGATTAGGCGAAATAGATCAGCCCGGTCTTTACACAATGCAGCATCAACCAAATACGACCGACACGATTTACAACATTGTTTCAGATATTGCCAATTCAGCCTTTGGATATATTTATGAGGAAAACAATGGCGATATTGGATATGCAGATGCTGACCACAGACAAAACTATCTTTTAACAAATGGCTATGTTGAATTAGATGCTGGTCATTCTTTAGGTTCTGGTTTATCAACAATTATGCGCTCAGGTGATGTTAGAAATGACATTTATATCAATTATGGCAATAATTACAATTCACAGAAAACAGCTAGTGATGCCGCATCAATTGCGCTTTATGGCTACAAAGCCCAAACCATCAATTCTAGGATTCATGGAGCTGTCGATGCTCAGGCAATCGCTGATCGCTATATTGCCCAAAGAGCCTATCCACAGCCAGCATTTCAATCGATCACATTTCCAATCACCAATGCAGAAATCGACAATGCTGATCGCGATGCTTTATTAAGCGTATTTATGGGAATGCCGGTTGATATTAGAAATTTGCCAAGCCAAATATCAGGTGGCACATTTCAAGGATATGTTGAGGGCTGGTCATGGAGCACACGATTTAATGAGCTGTTTTTGACAATCAATGTTTCACCAACTGCATTTAGCCAAGTGGCGATGCGTTGGAATACCACGCCAATAACAGAGGCTTGGAACACAATAGACCCAAGTTTGACTTGGGAGTACGCTACAATAGTCGCATGAGGATAGGATAAAATGCCAACAACTACCAACTATGGCTGGACAACACCAGCAGACACCGATCTTGTAAAAGATGGTGCTCTTGCAATCCGCACACTTGGATCAGCTATTGATACAACTGTTTATAATAATTCGCAATCAGCAATTAAACCCAATTTAATTATAAATGGTAATTTTACAATTAATCAAAGATCTTATGTATCAGCTGCAAATTTAGCATCTGGATCTTATGGTTTTGATCGTTGGAAATCTAATTTTACTAATACTACTTTAACTTATACTTCTGCTCCAGCAGGTCAATCTGTAACAATAAATAGCGGTGGCGGATTACAACAAATTGTTGAACAAGCAAATGTGCCAGCAGGGACTTATGTGCTTTCATGGTCAGGAACAGCTACTGGACGAATTTATAATGTTGGAGCAACACCGCCATCTTATGCTGCATCGCCAATAACTTTTACAGCTGATGGATTGGCGAATGTTACTGTTGAATTTACAGCATCCGGATCTACAAAAACATTAAGCAAAGTTAAATTAGAATTAGGAACATCTGCAACTGCTTTTGTTTATGCAGGTAACACTATTGATGGAGAGTTAGCCGCTTGCCAAAGGTATTACTGGAGAGTTGGTGCTTCTACAAGCGCATTAGGTCAAGGTATGGCTCAAGCAACTACAGGTTCAGACCAATTTATTACATTAAAAGTTACAATGAGGGCAACACCAACCACTTTAGATTTTGCTGATTTGTTAATTGGCGATGGAATAAGTGCAGCAGTTGCTTTTACATCAGCAACAATTTTTGGTGGTGCAAATGCTGTTGGCATTAATGGTTCTGCAAGTGGTTTAACACAATACAGAGTTTATAGTTTAAGAACTGGCGCAAGTGGTTATTTAGGGATAGGAGCAGAACTCTGATGAATAACATCGAGATAATTAAAAAAACCGATGCAGAAGGTGTAACAACAGAGTTTGTAATTATTAACAGAGGCAATGGAGAATTTACTTCAATGCTTAAATCTATATATGAAACAGAATTTGGTAAAGTTGCAACCTCGATTGTTTCAGAGGATGAATAAACAGCCTTACCTATCTAAAGCTGCTAAAACGTTACGCGACCAAATAAATGAAACATGGTTGGATCGCGATAAGCGCAGCGATGGGTGGATTGGTGATTCTAAACATGCATTACGACAAACCAAGTCGGATCACAACCCACGACCAGACACAGCCGAAGTTTGCGCGCTCGATATTGACTCTGGCCTTTCTAACGAGCAAGGGATTAGTCATGCTTTGGCAGATCAGCTTCGACTCAC